ATTGGGTTCATAACAGACACCTTATCTTTAACGAAAAATATCGATACGTAACGTATAAAATCTGACAGTACAGAAAATTACGTTAAGGATAAGGTATACGACTTGAGCTCAACATCTATTAGTCTCTTTATACGTAAAATCAAGTCATTTCATCTCTTTATGTGTAAAATCAGGTCAAGTCTCTTTATTTAGGGTGTGGTAAGCCAACGAATAGATACGTTATTGAGGAGGTGTTCGTTAAAAATAGACGATTCATCTATTTTTTCATAGGTGATGCGTTTCATAGCGCTTGGCATTAAGAAAATTTCGCAAAAAGTATAATCTCCCATCCATTTTCTCATATACTTGAACAAGTATTTACCTTTTGAGTTGGTGTGATTATTAAACACAGTTCGATCAGGATTAAAGATATCGATGAGTTGCACAAGCAGGTTACTGTCACCGTAATCCCGAAATTCTTGAGAATTTAAAAGGTCGTCGATCCAATTTAATTGGATGACCGAAACACCCCCAACAATAACAGAGTAAGAGGAAGAACCATTTACCACAAAAACCAAGGTAAGAGAAAAACTATTTTCTGTATATCTTTTCAAAGTCCCTGGATATATTTTACGCATGACAACGTTGGATGTTCTCTGTCTTTTAGCGCTCATCTTTTAGCCTATTTTTAGTGTTTAATTTATATCCCTAAAAACGCAATTTTCGAAAAATATAGTTTTTCATGATTCTTCATATATGTCAAAGTTCACTATAATTTCTGGTAATCTTCTTGACGCTACGGAAGACTTTAAGTGTCACCAATGTAACTGCGTAACGACAAAATCAAAAGGATTATCATCATCGATTTTCAGCAAGTATCCAAACACCAATACGTACAAAAATCACAATCTTCACAAATCTATTCCAGGTACCATTGACGTATTTCTCGATTGTGGTGTAATCAATCTTTATGCGCAGTACCTCCCTGGAAAAGCAGTGATAAAAGAGAAGGAATTGAGATTATGGTGGTTTGAATTGTGTTTACAGGCTATCATCGATCATCTTCCTCCTGATAAGTCTTACGCATTCCCTTATGGCATAGGTTGCGGATTGGCGGGAGGAAGATGGGAAGACTATTTCAAGTTAATAGAGCAATTTTCACATCATCCCAATATCAAGCACGTATCCATTTATAAACTCTAAAGTTCGAGAATTGCGAAAACTTAAGAAATTTAATTTCTAAAATATAACAAGATATGACAAAGGTGAAAACTTAAGAAATTCAATTTCTAAAATATAACTTACTCATAAAATTCTCAAATATGTCAAGCGAAGCTATCAAAGAACACATAGCGCATTTAAATGCGCTAATCAAGGAAAATGAAGACTTAAAAGAGGAAATCAGTTTATTACGCAAACGTATCGGCGATCTTGAAATGGAGAATAACGAAAAGGATGATGCGTTTCGTTCTATCGGTTTACGTCTCGACGATCTTGCTTGTTCTACTTTGGAAATACGCAATCTTGCGGATGCAAAGACCGGTGCTTCTGGAAAAGGAACAGCCATTGATTTTTTCAAGAGGTATCTGATGGTAGACGTAAGAACTATGCTTGAGACTATTCTCAAGCGACAATGTTTGGGAGTGAGCAATGTCATCGGCGGACAATATATTCTCGACTCTATCATCGGAAAATCAGAGTCTATAATTCGTTGTTTTCGTATTTATACTTTCGAAAAACAGATTATCGAGAATATATTGAAAAATTATGGTTTTGTCGAAAATTTAGTAGGTGAACAAAAAGTCTACATAAGAGGTGACTATTCTTTCGTGGTTGATGGGTTTATGAGCATTTCTCCTTCATATCAACATTATGTCTCCCATATGAACAATCATCTGGAAAAACCTTTGCGCGTTTTCTACAACGGAGTACATTTTACCCACCTCGCACCTGACGCTTTGCTCTCTTATGCCGAAAACGTCATCGGTGAATGCGGAAGCGACTTTTTTGGTTCAGAACTATTACAGAAAGGTGTAATTAATTTTTTCAATTGCCATTCAACCCTTCTCACCAAAAGAGAAGCCATGAACGCGAGATTGCCTGTAGACTTAGAACATTCATAATTTTACAATGGGTTACACGATTAATACTGATATGTCTTTGAAGTATAAAAATGCTATAAGTCTATATTACATGAAAAACTATAAATCTCAAAATTTACGTTTTTATCTATAATAAAAAATTTATTCCCGCTATGTCTAAACGCGCTCGTACCAATTCTAAAGCTGAAGAGCTTAAAAAACTCAAAGCTATTCGCGATGCCGAACGAGAAGAGGAACAATGGATGGCAGACGCACTTGACAAGGTCGATAAACTCCAAGAGCTCTTATCGCCTTACAGAAAACAAGTGAACGATATCGCTTGTGAAAAAAGTAAGCAACTTGCAAAATTCAGAGAAGAAGCGTACGCTACCATTCATAACCCGTTATGTCATCAGATTACGATCTGTCAGAGAAAGCTCTCCGACCTTCATTACAAACGTCGTAACGCAGTTGAAGACTTTTTATCCTATACCGACTCAAATCCAAAACACTTCCCTCGCGATCGTTATACTTTCAGGAAACACTTTGAAGAACTTCAAGATAAGTCTGTTGATAGTCTTATGTCACATCTATCAAAGTTACGCGAAGATTGCGTCGCACACATTGACCACATAGTCAATCAGATTGCAAGCCGCAAAGAAGAGTTCAAAAATACAATCCACCAGCTCGACATTCTTATCGAAGAGACTTGCCAAGAACAAACATCTCTTGTTGCAAGACGAAACGAAAACATTACTATCTACCAAGAACAATACAAGGCGTTACAGAAAAGACTTGATGAAGAAGAGAAAGAAAAGGTTGACGCACTACGTACGCCTGAAATTGCAAAGATTTACGATGACATCAACGCCATCGTAAAAGAATGGGATGAAGGTCGTGGCGAAAAATGCAATAAGTGTGGTCAAATACAGAAACTATCTATTGCCGGTTATGTGTTATTACATGAACAATACCGTGGCGGCGAAACATTTTATTCATGCGACAAAAACGTTTTGGGTATGTTATATCCTCATCCATGGTTTCGACAATAAATTCACGAAAAAATGCATCAAAAATAGTTCCTCTTCCACCTTCAATATGGTGAAATAATAAAAGTAAGACAAGATATTTTATAAGTCTATGCTACATGAAAAACTATAAATCTCAAAATTTGTGTTTTTATTCACTCATTAAATTCGCTAAAATGTCTTCACGTAAAAGAGATATGCGTACTTCTGAGCGATGGCGTATAGATGCCATAGAAACTATTCAAATTAAATATAGAGTTGTCTTACCACACCTTCGAAAAATTGATGAAGCGCAAGAAGAAATCGATATGAAAGTCTTGGCTTATAAATCTTCATTTAAAGAGGAGAAGAAGTCTTTGTTTGAAAAAAGTTTTCCGATACAAAAATGTCTTCGTATGCTTGGAGATAAGCGTAGCAAATCTAACGCTTCCGACTTAAAACTGATCGATTTGGAAATTGAATTTTTGTTACAAGAATTACAAGCTCTCGAGAAACAGGAAGACGACTTTTACCAAAACAGAAAGAAAAAAGTGCAAGACTTTGGTAACAATCTCCAAGAAGAAATGCACAGAGTTTTAGTTACGCCTGAAGTAAAAAAGCTCTGTAATGAAATAGAAACCATCGTAACAGAATGGAACGAGAGACAAGGCGTAAAATGCTCTCGTTGTAAACGAATTCAGACTCTTACGTTACAAGGTTTCGTACAACGACACAGAGTATTCGATACAAGTATGGGAGATTTTGCGTACGTGTGCAAAAACTACGGAAGTGATCGCCGTGAAGAGTCCTATTTTCAAATCAATCATGAAATCTTAACTTTTTTATCCCAATCTTCCAAATAAAAACTTACTTATTTCACATATTCCAACTTTTTGTTATTGAAAAAATGTCAATCGATAAAGTACAAGAATTCTCTGATGGATTGGTGGCTGTTCTGGGTGAACTTACCGCATTACGTGAAGAAAATGCAAAACTTCGTGAACGTATAACATCTCTCGAGCATGAAAAGACTGAATATAAGCATCGTGTTGGTGAATGTATAACTGCTCTCTCATCTTCTCTTGACGACGTAGACAAACCGTCTTCAGTCGAAAGTTCCCGTGAGACTGTTTTGGAATGTTTCAAAAAGAAAGTCGTTGCATCACAAACCGATTACGCTATGATTGAAGAAATCTTACGAGTAAATTGTGGAGGAGTTCCTACTTTGATAGTAGGAAGGGTTGTCGCTGAAGCGATTATCGGTAAGTGTTGTGCCTATTCACCTATAAATATTTTCACTTTTGACGAGTCAAGTGTCGTGGACATATTGAACAAATATGGTTTCGTCAAGAACGGTTATGGAACGTACTCTTCCGACAAGGGTGGGAAAAGGAATCATTTTGTCGTTTACCCTTTTAAATGCATTCAACCAAACTATGCTACCCTCTTCGCTCACATGAAAAATACGTTTAACAAAGATTCATGGGCATGTTATGATGGTACAAATTTTGAGCACTTTGACCTCGATACTTTACAAAAGTACACAGCCATCTATTTAAATCTTAAAGAAAAACCGTCTATTGGATCTTGCAGTTTCGATAGCAACCGTCTGGTTCTTAAAGGAGATCGTCTTACTTTGCAAGCCCAATTAAAGCAATAAAAACTTAAAATTCCATTTGGAAGATTAGAACTTTAAACTCCAAAATGTCTTTGCAAGAATTTTCAGCAATAAAAACTTAAAATTCTATTTGGAAGATTAGAACTTCAAACTCCAAAATGTCTTTGCAAGAATTTTCAGCAATAAAAACTTAAAATTCTATTTGGAAGATTAGAACTTTAAACTCCAAAATGTCTTTGCAAGAATTTTCAGATGGACTATCTGACGTACTCAGGGAGCTCGTTGAATTACGAAAAGAAAATGAAAAGTCAAAAGAAGAAATTGAATTTCTCCGTAAGAAAAACGAGGAGCTTCAAATGGCACGATCGATTTGTGCACGCCTCGATACGATTTCAAAGTCTCTTGACGAGCTCCGTCGCGATTATGGCTTGACGACGAAAGAACTTGTTTCTCCTCGAGAGACTATACTCGATTTTCTCAAAAAGGGCGTATCGCAAGATGATTACGATTTAATCGAAGAACTTGTTGCGTATTCGTACAAAGGTGTTCATAACGCCTTAGCGGGTTACCTTATTACCAATTCTATTGTTGGGAGTAAAATAATATCTCCATATATGAATATTTTAACATTTGATCGCTTTAGTACCGACCGCATTTTAAAAAAGCACGGTTTCGTTGTTGATCCTTGTGGCACTTACTCTCGTGGCGATACGTTATGCAAGATTTTTTCATTTGGCAGTGGCGATTTGTTTGTACCTGACAAGTCGTATTTTGCTCATTATGTGCGCAATACGTTCAATGTTGACTCTTGTGCAATCTACGACGGAAAAAAGTTTATCCATTTTGACGTAACCGCGCTGACGGATTACGCCATGAAAAAAGTAGGAGTGAGTGCGGATTTACTGGATAAAATGGATTCTACCACCAGACACGTATATTTCCGACCCGAAGATCCTACCTTGCAACGCTATAAACTAAATTCCCAATAAAAAACTATATTTTTAAAAATTTTGATTAGAACAACCTTGCAAAGACTTGCATCAACAAATATCTTATTATACTGCAAGTATTTCACCACTACCAAAGTGAAATTGGAACTTTACTTTAATATCGGCAATATGAGTTCTAAATCTAAAAAATCTAAAACAGTTTCTGTTGTTGTTAAGAAGACGGATGGCATACTTCTCTCTGGTCGCGGGTTAAAAGATATCTGCAAGCAACGGCTTTTCGAGGTTCTTCGAACGGTTGAACCTCTTGGTAAATCTTCTGCGTTTAAAATACTTATCGTAGACGCTCCTAGTCTTGCGATGATCAATTCTGTGTGCACGATGTTCGATATTATGCAAGAAAATATCAGCCTTGTGGAAAGTCTTACGAAAAGGCGTGAACCTCTTGAAAAAATCGAAGCGGTATATCTCGTACGCCCAACTTATGAATCGGTTCAACAGGCCATTGACGATTTCCGTGTTGATGTTGACAAAAAAAGGAACATTAAGCTCTATCGTTCCGCGCATCTCATATTTCTCTCTGAATTAAGCGATGACTTGTTGGCTATCATAGGCCCTTCTGCCTTAAGTCAAAACATCCGCACTCTGAAAGAGGTGAATCTTGATTTTATCGTATACGAAAGTCAGGTCTTTTGTATGGGTGTTACATCCCCTATTCCTCGATTATTTGGGCAAGGGTTGGAATACATACAAGGTCGTGGCGATCTTTTCCGTGAAAATGCCATATCTCTCGGAACTTTTTGTGTAACGCTCGATGAATTTCCATACATCCGCTACGCGAATAGTTCTGCGATGTGCGGTGACTTTGCGGATCTATTTAAGGATCATCTTTATTCTCGAAACGCTTCCATAACTTCTTATCCTTCTGATAAATCACTTGAAAATCGATCTACGATAATCATACTTGACCGTACCATTGACCCTATAGTACCGTTGATTCATGATTTTACTTACGCGGCGATGGCTTACGACCTCTTGGGTATTGACCCTACTACGCACACCTACGAACGAACTTTTGTCAATAACATTCAACAAATCTCCACAGAGAAATCTTTGTTGAATGAAGAGGATGAATTGTGGGTACAATTTCGTCATGGACACACCGCTTCGGTGTGTACGCTTTTAAGTCGCCAATTTCAAGAGTTCTTAGCGGCTAACAAAAGCGCCATGGAGCTTACGAAAGCGAATGCGGATCTCACAAAGAAAGTCGATACGCGTGAACTCCGCGATGCCGTCAATCAGGTACCGCAATTCCGTGATATGTACAGCAAGTACTCATTGCATCTCAACATCGCGGGCGCATGTCGCGACCAAACTGACGTCCGTAATATCGTCGCACTTTCAGCTTTTGAAAAAGAATGCGTAACCGGCAAGAAGAAAGTTACGTTGGTAAAACTTGCCGAAGTATTACGATACGTAACGCATCGTGAAGACCGATTGCGTGTGTTATCGATCTTTTTGTTGACACATTCCTTTTCCGATGAAGAGCGTGGCGCTTTATATCAGCGCTTTGAGATGACCACCGAAGAGAGACGTGCTATCGAGAACCTGCTTAAACTCGGAGTACAAAGTTACCGTCCGAAACCAAACGACAACGCCATGGAATCTTGGTATAAACCTATGATAGGCAATATCATTGACGAGTTCAATGTTGGAATGCTTGACACTTCCGCTTTTCCGTATATTGGTGATGCTCCCGAACTTATTTCCGTACCATCTTCTTCAAATACGAAATGGGTTAAAAAGTACAAGTCACGTAAAGATGGGTACGATACGTCACGTACATCATCTCCACGTCTTATTATTTTCGTACTTGGCGGCATTACGCAATCTGAAATACGTTCCGTATACGAATTATCTACCGTTCTTCATCGCGAGATCTTCATCGGGTCAACCCACATCATAACTCCCAAGAGTTACATTGAACAAGTCTCTAAATTATAGAAAAACTTACAAAATAAACAAATTTCGATGATACGAAAAGAGTTAGAGCGACAAACACCTATACAAGTTTGGGATAAGAAGAGCTTTATTTTTGTATACGTTCAGATACGTATCATAACTTTTTGAGGATCTTCTTAACTAGAACTCATATAGTTTCGATTATTTTACCATATTTGAAGGTATAAATTCGAACGTACGTTCGAAACATCTTTTCTTATTGATCCTATTGTCTGTTTGTGATGTCTTCTGATATTATTGCAGACTTGCGGGCGCTTATGGTCGAGTATCATACTCTCAAAGAACGTGTAAAGCGGTCTGATGAAGAACTTGGAGTGTGTCGCGATATAATTTCAGAGACGAAAAATGAACTTACACAGGCACAGGAGTGTGTAACTTCCAAAGACTTGCATATTGAAGATCTTGATTCAAAAATCAGAGAATTACAAGACGTATCTGGTTTTCAACATAGGCACATTTCAGATTTTACATCCAAACTGAAAAAGATTCGAGAAAGTATACATTCCAAAGATTTGCGTATCGAGGAGTTAACTTCAGAATTAGAACAATTCAAAGCTGCTACGATTTCTAAAGATTTGCGTATTGCGGAGTTAACTTCTATCATTTCAAAGATAAAACTTCTTACTCAAGAAGAACCGACTGCGACAAGTTGTTCTAGCGATTTTAATTTAGTACGTACTCCAAATTCCATCTACTCTTATATACAGGGTGTATTGAAGAATGAAGCGCACGTCGAAGAAGACTTCTTGGAGAAGATTTTGTTGACGGACGGAAAACCTAACGGTAATTTCGTCTGCGGAAGAATGATAGTCGACGCAATCATTGGAAAGAAAGAACCTTCCGAGTATTCTTATGGTTGTTCCTTGCTAATTGTGACCTATGATGTGGCAAGTATGAGGTCTTTACTTTTGGGTTTGGAGCTGGTACATCGTGGAGATTTGTATTCGAAGGGCGGTTTGAATGTTTATGTGCGTAAGCTAACCGACGATAGAAGATCCGTTGCAACCAGACTTTCTATAT